ACGGGTCTTATCCCGTTCGTAGTTCTCGTTGGCAGACCGGGATTTTTCCAGTTCGTCCGTTTCTTCCTTGTACCAACGATCCACCAGGGCACTCTTGGTCTGAAAGGTCCGGAACCATTCTTCTTCGATACTCTTGCTGGTCTGAATAGCGGCATTGGCCAACTGATCTGTTTCTCTGGAGCTTCCTCCCCCTCCGCCACCACCAGAACCACCGCCGCCTCCTCTACCTCCAGAAGGAACTGGGATATCCCCACCTCCCCCTCGAAGATTGCTGAAGTCCGGCAGCTTAAATTCCCGTTTGGCAGGAGTGCTACTGCCCCCGCCACCTTCTCCACCGCTTTCGCTACCCATGGAACCCAGAGCATTGTTGGTTTCCAGGATTTTCTGGATCAAGCTGGAGAGCCAGCTAATGGCTTCACTGACAAAGTTGGCAATGGTAGAAAGGGCACTAGAAGCCCAGGAGGGAAGGATGCTGCCAGCCATGTCGGACAGGATGCTTCCTACTTCATCGATACAGGACCCAATGCCTTCTACCAGATAGGTAAAAGCGTTCAGGATCCAGGTCACACATTCGCTAAGGACGCTGATGAAGTTCAGCACTCCGTTCACTACCCCGCCAATCACCTGCAGGGCTGCATAGAAAGCTGCCCCCATCACGGCAGCCACCAAGGTGAACACCGGTTCCAGAGCCTGAAGGTTGGCAATAATGGACTGGGCCGCCGCGCTCATCATTGCCTGTACTGCATCCACAGCCCGGGTGACCGTTTCCATTTTAATGCCCATGGTTCCCAGCACATCTTCTACGGTCATCCCGCTTTTCCAGATGGCATAGAGGGCCGTGGCCATTGCCGCTGCTACCCCAATAAAAGGAGCTGCCGCTGCTACCGCCGCCAGAAAAGGCGCGGCCATCAGGGTCACCTTCGTCACAAAAAGCCCAATGGCCGGAATGGCAAGGCCAGTGAGAGTACTCACAATGAGGAGGATTCCTGCCTGGAACTCAGGCGGGATGGCCGTCAGAAGAGCTTCCGTAAGCCCAGAAGACTGGACTGTAGCCGCAAAGTTGGTCAGCATATCCCCCAAAGACTGAAAGAGCCCCGTCAGGTTCAGGGCTTCCGCAATCTGGAGCCCCACCTGGGCCGCAGATTGTTCCAGCCCGTCCATTAGAGTGGACCAAGTACCGCTGATGGTCTCACTCTGCTGATCCATCATGCCCCCGAAAGACTGTTCCATACCACTGACCAAAGCCGTAATGCCGGTTGCCGCATCAATGGTCCCTTTGGACACCCTGTCCATGGCTTCCGGTACGGAAACCCCGATCTGGTCCGCCAGCATTTTCCATGCCGGGATCCCCGTTTCCGTCAGCTGCATCATTTCACCGGCCTGGACCTTGGACTTGGCCGCCATCTGCCCCAGAGCCAGGGTGATCCGGTTGATGCCTTCTGCTCCAAGGCCTACTCCAGCCGCCGCATCCCCAACTGCCGTAAGGGTCGGTATCACCTGCTCCGCAGAAAACCCGAAGGCAATGAATTTCTGGGCCGCCTGGGACACCTGGCTGAATTCAAAGGGGGTCTTGGCCGCAAAATCCTGCATCTTCCCCAGGAAGTCCTGTGCTTTTTCTGCACTGCCCAGCATATTGGTGAAAGCTGTCTTGGTGCTCTGGAGACTGGCCCCGGCTTTCACAGACGCCACCCCCAGGGCAGCCAGCCCGGCTCCGATGCCTCCCAGAACTGCCAGGGACTTATTAGAAAGGTCAAGGGCATCGCTCCCAAAGGCGGTCTTGATCTGACGTTTGGTTGCATTGAGTTCTTTCCGGAGATCGGAGGTATCCGCTCCGATTTTGACCAGAAGATCAGCGATGGTTGCCATGTCCGTCAGCTCCTTTCCGTCTGAATTCCTCGAAGAAGGCATCCCGTTCTGCCGCGATTTCACTGCCTGTTTTCTTAGGCAGGAAGGGTTTCATGAGCTTTTCCGTCCGTACCGGTTTCCGGGTGTGGACGCTCATGAGGCAGGCCACCCAGTAGGCGGTCTCCCATTTCTTTCGTTGTTCTGCTTTGGCCCGGCACTCCGCCATCCGGTCCAGTTCCAGTGGCGTCAGGGCATAAAACTGGGCAGGCAGAAGATGCAGGAGCCCATAGGCCACTTCTTCCGCCCACCCTAACCAGTCGTTGAAAGACGGGACTTCTTCCTGTCCCGCCCTCAGTTTTTTGGCTTCGTTTTAGTTTTTCCGGTCGGCTCTTCCTCTGGAAAGATGGCGTAATATACTTCTTTCCCCAGGATCCCGGACCCGGCAATGGCCTTCACTACCGGCTGGACGAATTCTTCCATCTCATGCCCCTGATCAATCAGCTCCTGCATCTTATTGGCATACCATTGCGGGTTCTTGATGCCGTGCTGCCGGAGGCCGATGGACAGCAGCGCGGTCAGGATCCCTAGGTTCAGTTCCTGGTTCCGGATAATGTCCCCGGCACTTTTCCCCGTGATGTTCTCCACCTGGATCAGCCGGCCGATATCGAAATACAGGTACTGGCCGGGACCAAAGATTTCAAAGTCGATTTTCTTCATGTGTTTCTATTCCTCCTATTTACCGGTGGGTACAGCCGTTCCGTCCGCACTCTTTAATTCGCTCAAAGGTCCGTCCCCGGAAATGGTCCCGGACAGGGTGGCCACGTCATCATGAGGGGTGGACAGGCTGCATTCCGTCACAGAGCCCCAGCCGGTCACATAACTCTTGTCCGGGTACTCAAATTTAATGTGGACCTGCTTTCCTGCAAGGAAAGAGGCTTCCAGGAATCGGGCTCCCTTGTCTCCCGCCAGGTATACACTTTCCAGGTCCAGGGACCAGTTCCGCAAACCTGGAATGGTGGATTTCCATCCGCTGGACGTTTTGCTGCTGGCGTCGATTTCATCCGCCTGTCTCGTCAGGTCACCGCTCCGCTGGCCCCCGAGTAGCAGCCAGGTGGGGTTGGTGTCGGATTCTCCCGCATTCAAATAAATCAGATAGTCCTTGCCGGCAGTGGCCGTGTTGGAGGCTTCGCTCCGGCTGGGAAAAGTGGTGGTTGCCATATTACTCCTCCTTATGGATGTTCTGGATGAGGACTTCCAGGGTGATCACCCCGCTGTACCCGGTCTCATCTTCCGGGTAGGTTTCGTAGAAATCCACCCCCTGGGCGCTTACGTAGAACTCGTCTCCCGTAAGGTCTAGTTGTTCTGCACCGAACAGGTTGATGAGCTTCTCCGCCAGGGAGTTGATTTCATACCGGCCCTTGTAGCTGCTGTAAATGTGGATGTGGGCCGACAGGTGGGTCATGTCCTCGGTTTTTGTGGATTTGTCCTGGACAGTCATGGTCCCCAGGGTAATAAACGGCAGCACCGCTTCCTGGGGCACGTAGTCATAAACCGCCAAACCTGTGTGTTCTCTCAAAAAGGCCACCAGGGCCTTATGGATGGCATTGTTGGGTAATCTCTTCATGGTTCACGGATCGCTTTCTTCACTTCCTGGATCAGCTGAGGTTCCACATAGTCATAAGCCGGTTTGAAGAAGGGCTTCCCGGACTGGGCCGGGATCCGGGCCCGTTTCGTAAAGACAGGGCCGCCCCGGAAAAACCGGAGAGCCTTTTTCTTCCTGGGCTTTACCGTATGGGCCCGGCTGCCGAATTCCACCAGATGGGCATAGGGCAGATTGCTGAAGACCTGTCCTTCCAGCTTCACGGTGGAAAACCGCTGTTTGATGGATTTCTTCAGTTTCCCCGTCCGCACCGGAACCCGCTGCCGGGCCTCCCGGTAGACAGCATTGGTCCCTCTTTTGAGGGCCGCTTCCACCCGGAGACGGGTCTTCCCATCCCAGGCAGAAATCTGCCGAATGGCCTTGCTCAGTTCGCCTTCCGGCACTTTCACCGTAAAAACAGCCATACTTACACCCCCTGTTCATACCGATGGACGATCAGGGTGGTGCTGTCCCGGTAGGTGTTGTCCACGGTTTCGATTTCGTACAGTTCTCCAGAGAGCATCAATCTCCATCCCCGTTTCAAATCTTTTCGAGGCCGAATCTTCAGCCGCAGCTGCTCCCGGTTCATGGGAGTCCCCTGGGCTTCCTGCTCGGAGTAATTGGTCTGGAGTACCTGGGCCCAGATCCGTCCCATCTCTTCATAGTCTGTATGGAAGCCTCCGTAGCCGTCTTCTGTGGGTTTGGGCCGAAGGAGCGTGATCCGTTTGTCCATCTTTCCAATTTTCATTAGAACGCGTCCCTTCTTTCCCCAAACAAAAGAGAGCGCAGGGTGAGAAGCAGATTATGGTAATCCGCATCCTCCCTGTGCTCGTAGAGATAGGCTACCGCGAAAAGGACGGCCATTTTGAAAGTTGCCGTTTCTTCCGGTTCTTCCTTTCGGATAGTATCCAGACAGAGCCTTTCGGCGGAAGCGATGAGTCTGGTAATGAGGTCGTCCTCCTCGTTTCCGTCTATCCGGAGATAGGCTTTGGCTTCCTCAAGCGTTATGAGTCCCGTCACTGCCATGCTCATCGCCTCCCTCTAAAGCGGTCATCAGCCGGCCTGGACCTGCAGGACTTTTACGGTTTCCGGCAGGATCAGGCGGCCATCCACTCGTTCGCTGGCCAGGAACCCGATCTGTCCGTTGGCTGCATAGAGTTCACTGAGCCGTTTGAACTTCCGGCCCTGAC